GGGGGTTATCTATTTAGAATGAATATTCTAATGGATGCCCAGAAAGTAGCTCAAGATCTTTCAACGTCTGGTAAAGCATTTGAGGAAGGTAGTCATTTATCATCGCGTAGAAATTATATTCGTTCTGAAAAGCAATTAGCCTCATATTTTCGTTCTGCTGCCGGGATTGCTAAGCTAAGAGCGCTAATTCAAGAATCCTCAGATGCTGAAGTTTTAAAAAAAGCTATAAAGATACAATACAAAGATAGCTTCCTTTCTTGGAATGATTTTTATTATGATGAAACGAGATATAAAATATTATTTAATCGTCTTATGAAGGGGGGAATATCACATCCGGTAGCGCTAAATATTACTCTTAAAGGAGCGGTAAAGTTTTACAAAGAGGCAATACAGTTTCCATGGAGTATCCAAGGCTATAGCCAAATTGTAGAAAATAGTGGAGAAAAAATTGTTTTTATGCCTAAGTTACAGCTTGCCAGAGAGGATTTTGTTAAAAATATATCAGCAGGCGATACGTTACTGGTTGTTGGTAATGTTTGGGCTCAGAAGATAAAAGATAATTCATCAATATTTAGAAATTTTAATGTTTCAGTTTATAATCAATCGCAGTTTAAGAAAGAAATAGATTTAGAATAAAGTAGATAATAACTCAATTATGATTTATTCATCGGTTAATAATTTAACAAACCGCTGTTTAAAAGTGAGTGCAACTGCAATCTTATTCTAAGATTGCTCTTAATTTATTGCTAAGTGTATTTGATTGTGAAGCTTGGCCTGATATGGCTCCTGATTCTATGGGGGCTGTTGTTGGACCTTTGGGTGCGGTATGAGTGTGTGTGGCCAGTGTGCTTGCTAGTTGACTGACAATATCAATTAAATCATGGAGGGTTTTTACAATATCAACATCTTTACTTCCTATTCTCACTTTTCCTTTTTCTGTTACGACATGAAAGCCGGTGTTATCTAAGGTCAATGATTCACTGTCCTTGATAAGGAACTGCAGCTTTTTTTCTATCTGACTAATACGATCCCCGTAGATAAATTCCTCTAAATTCTCACCTGTGGTTAGTGATAAGTTTTTCAATGCGGATAATTCACCGTTACCTGTGGTGAGTAAATACAGTGCACCAAAGGCAGCCAGTTGGTAAATCCCCCCGACTTCATGGTTCGAATCTTCATTTGTTAGTGTTGTATAAGATTGCCTTGTGCTGGTATCGGTGCCTGTTGATGTATTGCGCTTATTAGATTGTTCGTTGATCACGCTATCTGTGATGGTGTTGATAGAGCCATCTTGTTGAAAGTGCAGTTTGACACCTTGCCGTGGTTGTATGATGGTTTCTCCAGTAACCAGTTCTGGTAACGTTATGCCATAAGGCAGTATTTTATCGATATACGGCTTGTCAGGCATTCCAAACGCAAATTGAAGTATGATATCATTCCGGGTTCAGGTATCTGCATAATGCCACCAGAGGGCGAGAATGAGCCTGATAATGCAATGTTGGATAATATAGGGGCGGTTGTTTCTTTACCGTCCTTGTCGAGTATCTTCACGCTAGCACAATAATACGGGCGATAAGGGTCAGATAAGTTGCCATTTTTAGGGGTTTCATTGATGCTAGTAATCACCGCCCATAGTGGAGCATGCCAGCCGTTCGCAATCTCTGGATAATGTTTTTGTATGATTTTTGCTATTTTGTTATCCATGTGATCGTCATCTTATCTTGTTGTAATTCAATATTGCGAATGCGCTGACCATTGATGATCACGCCGGGTCTTAGGGCGGGTATCATCGGTATTGTTGCACCTTCAATACCAATATCCGTTAGCATATTTGCAGGAATGGGAAGGTTGGTGTTAGCCCACATTGAATCATACCAACTCCCCACAAAGACCTTACCATTGCCTTGTTGTTGCCATATGTATTTTTTAATACCAAAAATACGTCCTAAATTATCCATTAACGCATAACCTTGCTGGCAATTGACAATATAAGGCGTCATGGCCATCGCGTACTCTTTTTCAGGGATCACAAACTCTATGCCAGTTTTGTCGGTGATTTTTTCAAGTAAGCCGGTTAATGTGATGTGCTGATAATACAGGGGTAGTGAATGGCGTAGTAATCCGGTCAGCTCTCTTGCAAATAACGTAAATTCATTGCAGTTCACTTCTTTGTAAGATTCAACATAACCCGTAAACCAGCGCTGAAGTTCGTTATTGTATCCACATTCATACGCAATAATTTGTCCCACTTTAGGCTCAATATTCGTCACTATCTGCGCTGTGCCTGGGCTTTTGTAGGTTAGATAACAATGTGCAGAAATAACAAGGCCTTCTTGGTTACCTACATATAATCGCTCATTAAGTTTCACTGGTGAGGCCTTCTTCTGTGTCATTACCGATGACACTACCAAATGCATTATTTGCCATGCTCAGGATCTTTTCCACGGCAGAAAGTTCAGTATTTGGAGGGATGTCAGGGTTATCTGTAATTTTTTTATCCAGTGCCACATCGCCACCGCCGCCTTGTTGCTTAGCGGGTTTTATTGGCTCTCTTTGGCTTTTTCGCTCAGGAACAGATAAGTGCTCTTTCATCATAAAGCCTACCTGCCAGCCTTGAGTGTCTTCAAGTTCGCGGATAGTCAACTCCCCTGAAAACTTGGCTTCATAAAATTTAATCGCATTAGCAGCATCATGGCCAACACGGTAAACCGTCCTTGCGCCAGTGGTTTTATCTTGTGCCTCTGCAAGAATATCAATGGCCGTTAACCACTCTTTGTTTTCAAACGGTACAATTAAACTCACACTTAATTCTTTGGCTTTCGTGCCGGTTTCCGCGCTTGTTGTGCTACTGCTTTGGCCACTTAAATCACTGTCACCAAAGGGAAGCTTAATGGTGACTTTAATATCTTGACCTGGGACGGATTGCTGGTTGAGTTGTAGTGTCATAAAGCAAACATCTCATAGAGTAACGATAATTCTTGTTCGTTATTTGATAATAAAATCAGCACTGAAGCATAGGGCTGATTATCCGTTTGAAAATCGGTTAATTGTTTTTTCATGGCATTGGTGGTGCCGGTAAGTCGTAAAGCATAACACTGGCCCGTAAATTTTGCCTTTAGTTGCATTAATGCCTGCTTTAGTTGCATTAATGCCTGCTTTTGTTGCGCTAATTGGTGCTTTTGATGCAATGCAGCATTGATTAGTCGCTCTGTTGGCGTCATATCATTCACGGTGTGGTGAGCATTTGCACCGCCTAATACGTGTGTGCAATCTAATCGTGGAGATATAAAATCAAGGCGTGTTTCTGTCCAGTATGGCGCTAATTTTTCACGCGGTATTTGCATCTTCTCTATAGGAAGTAAGGCTTCAGCACTCGCTTGTGTTGATAATGCTATCCATGCAGGATGATTGATTATTTTTGCTATCTCATCAATATTGGATGCAAAGTGATTAGCATCACGCCCGGTAACAACAAGAGCGATACCTACTTGTAAGTGTGCAATATCAGGTGACGATAAACTGCCATTAGCGGCGAGGTGTAATGCTGTCGGTGCTGAGAGCGTTTTCTTATAACCTATACCGTATTGGTAAGGGTGCAAACAAATATATTTAGTTAAAGACGCGCCTACACGTTGTTCATTGGTTTGTTTTTCCAATGATGATGCATGATTAATGCGTTGAATAGTGTCATCAATGGCTTGTGCTTTATCATCGATAGATGATGATAAAGCAGTCACTTGTGATTGAATGCTTTGTGGGTAATGAATGTTATTCATCGATTACCTCACTGTTAATGTTGTAGCGAACGTTAGGCGTTATATATTTAACTTTGACCGCATAAACTGCAATGGTGGTTTTAGGTCTGTTTTCATTACCGCCAGTGCTGGTGATGTGTGCAATGTGATCGTGTGGCGATACGGGGTGAATTATTGGTGTAAAACTGCCGATGTTTATAGCGACGGGAATATTATTAAATCTAACATTAATGTTTTGACTTGGTATGTTTACTTGTGCGTTATGCGTTGTTTTTACCCCTAAATCAACACGATCATAACACCACGCAGGTGATTGTACTTGTGCTCGGTCATCACCAGAGCGTCCAAGTAGGGTGATAGGTACGGTTACATTTTTACTGTTTGTGCCGAAATTGCCGTTAACAGAAAATGTGCCGTTTTTAGATCCTAAATCTATCGGCATCGCAATCGGTGTATGTCCGCCATTATTACCGATAGTTGCAGTGTGGGTGTGTTGCAATATCTCTTGCTCTAAAATTGTTCCCGCAGTCAGTGCATCACTAAATTGTCGTATGTAACCGTTTTTAGACCAGTTCGGTAATTTAAGCGTATTGGCTGTGATATTAAGCAGAGCAAAATAATCAGGATAATCTGATTTATTGATAGTTTGTCCGGTTATAGGCAAGTAATCATCATCAATATCGTTTCTCATATAAATACGCACACGGCCAAGCTTGCCTTCTACTTTTCGCATTGCATCTAATAATTGATTCATGGTATTGGATGTATTATTACTCATAGCATCAAGCATGCGTTTAAGCTGAGTCGGTGTGATGCATGTTTCATCACTATTGCCCGCATTAGTTTCTTCATCAGATGCTATTTTAATAATGCCTGCTGACTTTTTAGTGGCGCGTTTTTTATATTGCGGATGAGGGTCACTACTTTCTTTTAAATGGTCGGTTCGCCAGTCAAGGGTCCGCAAGTCTGTGATAGTAGATAGTGTTGTTATTGTCGCTATTTCACTACTGTAATAAGTGACACCATTTTCAATGCGGGTTGATGGGTGAGTATCTGCAATAACAATTTCGGTATGGGTTTGCCATTCACTGCTAACTGTCCCTTTAAAACAGGCTTCTAAATAAAGTTTTTTAGGGAGTGTTACACCAGAAAAATCAACCAGCATGGGTTGTTTATTAATACATTGAAGCCCTGCAATGTATGCCGTACCAGGGGATAATGTGATTGCATTATTGCGCGCTGTAGCTTGCCATGCCTGTTGAATAAATGCAGTTTGGCCATAGTTATCACAGTTTTCTAATCGAATACGTTCATCAATGGCTGTTAATCGGTTATTAAAATCTAATTGCCATACATCAGCCGTGACAGTAATTTGCGTTAAAGCACTGGCATTGGTGTACGGTGTAATAATATTGCGAGTAAGTGTATCGCCGGCAATGTTAAAATTTGGATTTTCTGCAGCCTTTGTTTGAATGGGTGTGTGTGAGATTGCCCCGACAATATTGTGCTCACTATTAACCAGTCCAACCCAATTAAAATCCCACGTTCCAATATCTGTACCTAAAATAATGGAATACACTACCGCATCGGGATTAATCATGCCTTTTTGGGTAACTTTAAAGCGGCCTTTGATATAGCTATCAGTGGGCAGCGCTTCCTCTGGATCAATCGGAGTGTCTGGATGTTGGTTTGGTACAAGTGCAAAAACAAATTCATCCATAATAACGGGTTTACTTGCCGCTTCACACTGCGCTTTATACGTTGCAAAGGCGCTTGTTAATATAGCTGTACTCATATTATTTCTCGTTAATTGTAATGATTAGTGCGCCGTTGTAGGTCCAATATGGCATATCAAATGTCGCGTATTTATCGCCCGCAAGTAATGCCCCAATCTGGCAATAATGATCTTTATCTGGAGAGGTAAGCTCAAATGTACATTCAGGGGTGTAATACGGTTTATCAAGGTAATCACTATGTCCATTAACATAAATACTGGCAGTAATACTGACCTCAATCGGGTGCTCACTTTGTAAAATAAAATGACCTGTGCTGATGTAGCCTGATGTGTTAAATGTTACATATGCTGCCATTATTTTATTTACAGGGGGGAAATCTTGGTGGTTAATCACGACAGGTGTTAATGATCCTGTGTTTTTACCGTAACTATGGTTATACCCCGTAATTTTAGGTCGACCATAATCACTCCCTGCATTCAGTGTAAACCTCTGTGTGGTGTGGCCCTTAATCGTTAATGCTAGCGTGTCGCTAGCGCTTCCTGATGGATTAACCGCGATACATGTTACGGTGTAGTAGGCAGCTTGATGCTCGGTCAGTTGTATTTTATCGCCATAGCCAATGATTTTTGTGCCGGTATATATTGATGATAAATGCCACTCAATATCTGGTTTTGGTTGACCTGTATAAACACAGGATAATGTTAACGGTGTATCGATCATTATGGATGATTCAGTGTTAACAATTTTTACTGATAATGGCTCGGTGGCGATAACAGTTTGGTGGTTCCACTCCATGACACCAACACCACAATATTGATGTAATGTTGAGGTAACACTGTATTCATAGCGGCGGCAGGTGGCGCCATACGTTTGTATGAGTAGGTTCACCAGTGTTTTATGACCAGATAAAATCTCATCACTCATTTCAATGGTGACAATATCCCAATCCTTACCTGGTTGACGCTCTTTAATGTCAAAAATAGCAATTCCAAGACGCTCAAATATATTGTACATACCACGATTCATGCCTGCATCTTGTGCGTTAATAAATGCGTAGTTCACTCGCTTTCTATAGATGGACTCTATTTCACCGTTGAGTCGTGTGATTTTTCGCTCCCACGCGATATGATCGACAAGGATTAGATCACAGGTCATTAAATCAAAACGGCTTAATGGAATTTGTAGCCATTTTTCAACACGATCCCAAAAGCTTTGTGCGGCATCATTGAGTTTTTTTAACTCACCTTTCTGCATCCAAAAGGGTAATTCAAGTTTAAGCATTGGCCATGTCCGTGATGGTTAATGATTGAATGCGAGCAATTTCAATGGCGGTTCTAAAGTCCCTGTTTGCAAAATACAGTGATTCAATATTTGAAAATGTATTGCGTAACTCTTGGTTAAGCGTTGAAAAGCTAAAAAGATCTAATGGCCATGTTTTCATTGCGGTGGGATATGCTTGGTTTTCACGAAAGACGCAGCGAATATATTGCTCAATATCCTGTTTTAATGCCGTGATTTGCTCTGATGTTAAGTTAGGGATAGGCAATAGCTCAAGAATGATGGTTATGTGCTTTTCAGGTAATGCCATGGCTATCATATCGTCCCCTAAACCGTGATACCCATCCACACGCACTGCGTCATTAATCGCTTTTAAAAATGGCTCGGTTGCCGTACCGCTATCTAATAAAAGAAAAGCATTTGCCGTTCCTGGTCCTCGTGGGCCGTTTTTTTCAATATAAATCTGGTCAGTTTTGACTCCCCCAAATTCACTCATGATTAATTTATATTTATCATCAATGTACCAACCAGAGACTGCCGTAAATTGAGCACGATAACGCTCTTTTGCGTCACTGTCTTTTTCTGTGTCAGCACCTGGTGTTGTGAGCCAATCATCAGGGTTGTACACTTGAATTAACCCTGGCAGTGGTGTTTGAGGTATGCGGTAATAACCGCCTGCAAGGTTGAAGTCACCGCCAGTTTTAGCGGCGACACATGCAACTTTGATGGAAGTAATATTAGCCGGTAATGTAAATGCATCAGGAATAATAAGTTGATAGATAATATTATTAATGCGCTCGGTACTGATGCTAAATCCTGCGGGTAAGTTGATTTCAGGCGCACCTACTTCACGTTCAAAAATAACAAAACCCTGGGTTTTACTTGCGGGTTTTCGTGTTAGGTTGACCGATTGCAAATAAAGATCAACAAATAGTCCGCTTGCTGTTTTTACAAATGATTGCGGCAGTACCGTATTAACAAGAAAAGATAATAACCAAAAATACGGTTTTTTGATGATGCTAGTAATAAGACGCCAAAAGGGTGAGTATTTAGGATCGTTATTAATCAGTGAGCCTTGTGCTTTCACTTCAGCATCAAATTGGGCATGAATATCTTTTTCTGTTGTTGGTATATCGCTATTTTTTAATACCTGAACAAATTCAGGGTGTTTTGTTTCTATAGCCATGCTTCAATTCCTCCAAACTCGTACGTACTGGCCGTTAATAAGCGTTGCTTATTAACGGAAGTGATTGCGCCGGTGCCGGGGATAATACGCAGGTCACTTTCTGTTAACATGATAATTTGATGCTCAATATCGCGGATGATAGTGGGGCTGCGTTCAGCTACCAATGTGACCGCAAGACCGCTTTCTAAAATGGCATGGACTACATCTTGTGCTATGCAAGCCTCATTGGTCACAATGAGAGGATTGCGACCATCATCAAGCACAATGTCGTCACCAATAATCAATAAATCTTTATAGATAATCTCATTCATTAGGGCGTTACCATGGCCATGTAGGCATTCATTTCAGCGCGACCGGGTGCATTCGTCGTATTAACATTAATGGCCCCTACGTTGTGCGTAGTCGTTTGATTTTGTGTTGTTTGTGGTGCGTAGTTATTAGGTATGGTTGTTGGTTGTGTATTGCTTGCTTGATGGTAAGAGAGAGGAAGGCCTTTATTGATAATGCTCGTCTGTTGTTCAATGCTGGCACTAAGATCATCACTTTTAAAAAATCCAGTAATGCTAGACCAAGTAGTATTAAACCAGTCTCCAATGCTGCTGAGATAACCCACAAATGAACCTAGTGCGGCTTGAATACCCAAAAACCATGAGGTATCACTAAACGCGGTAACAAATTCATCCCATTTAGCAATTAAGATACCCACCCCAGCAACAATACCAATAATCAATAATGGCACCCAGCCAATTGCTGCAATAAAGGCGACCGCCAGTGACCATACCGCAGGAATTAAGCTGATA